TTTCAGAATAGTATTCTGAACTGTGTTGGTGTGGATCTTCCGGAATAAACCGGAAGGGACCAAAGGAGCTTCGTCGAGTAGTGATTTTACATGGCGCTTTCATATAAGAAGCGTACCATCCCAGTTGATCTGGGCCAAGGGTTCACCGTAACGGTGAACGAAGTCCGTACTTCCAATGGCATCCTCATTTCTCGTGAGGAGCTACGGCAGAAACGGTCCTTGGGTAAGTTACTAGGTACCCAGGTAACTGGGTCCGAGGGACATCCTTGGAGGCGGCCTAAACAACCGACTCTGGTGGATGTGGGAGGAGACTTTAGTACTGTTAAACAGTACGCTGTTCCTAATGCATCAAATATTGGTGCGAAAGGGATAGTAGGTTCTCCTCTTTCTGGCTCGTATTCAGAGATCACATATAGTGGTCACTGTCTGCCGATGACCCAACCGGGCATCGGTGTTTACGCGTATCCGCCTAACCTTGCTAGTTCAGCTTCACAGCTGGACCAGTTCGGGGCGACCGCGTTTGCGCGAGCTAGTCCCCTTAACTCCGCCGCTTCCGTCTCCAATCTTCTTGGGGAGGTTGTGAGGGACGGTTTACCCCGTCTCCCACTTGCTGCCTGGGAAGAGTTTGCTCACCAAATCCGTCTTGCTGCTCGGCGTCAGCCGGGTAGCGTTAAGACAGTAGGCCAGTTGGCCGCTGATGAGCATCTTAATATGGAGTTCGGTATCAAACCTGCGTTTCAGGACCTTAATAAGTTCTTTTACGCGGTTTGGTCGGCCGAACAGATGGTCGCTCAACTTGAGCGAGATTCTGGTAGGCCTGTGCGTCGGCGTTATGATTTCCCGACGAAGGTGGATAGCGGTGTAAGTACTTTTCCGACAACGGAGCCGCCTCTCATAGCGACTCCGAATACGAGGTACTATAACACTGCATCCGGTTGGAGCGTAGTTCGGAATCGTCTGACGACGACCCGGAGATGGTTCAGCGGAGCTTATACCTACTACTTGGATTCCGACTATGACTCTCGGAAGACCATGAGTAGGTTTGGACTCCTTGCCAAGAATGTTTTTGGCCTGAATATCTCGCCGGATGTACTCTGGCAACTCGCTCCTTGGAGCTGGGCTGTTGATTGGTTCTCTAATACTGGCGATGTAATCCAAAACATCAGCCAGCGAGCCACAGACGGCTTGGTTATGCGGTATGGCTATCTGATGGAGAATACCATCACTGAAGATAGTTATACCCGGCCGGTGTCTCCGTTTAAAAACGGATCACCGTCTGGCACCATCACCTTGATAACGGAATCCAAGGTGAGACGGCGCGCAAACCCCTTTGGCTTCGGAGTAAGTTGGTCGGGTTTGTCACCCAAACAACTCTCCATTGCCGCAGCTCTGGGTTTGTCCCGGAGCTAGCTGTACATGTGTTCCCATTGCAAAAACGCCAATGGGGTGCGAGAACCGCACCCTAGGAGTGTTGCCTATGGCACTAGCCGACCCACAAACCATCACTATCTCAGCTGCAACGACTCCCCTCCCGCGCGTAAGCGTGGATGAGACGGAGTCAGAGTATCTGAGTAGTGACGGCCTGATCAAGATGACCGTGTCGCATTCCTATGGGAAGCGACAGCGGCGCTTGGTCCGGGTCGACCATGCGAAGATGGCCGCTGACGTCTTTAAGCCAGTGGAAAACGTGAAGGTCGGTATGGCCGTGTATACGGTCTTCGACCTTCCGCCCGCTGGCTATACGGCGGCAGAGGCCCTTGCGGTATGGGCTGGGTTTAACACCCAGCTCACCGCATCTTCGAACGCGGTCGTCACCAAAATTCTTGGTGGCGAGTCGTAGTGGCGGAGACGACGGGTTGGTTCCTTTCGAACCGAACTCGGAAGAGTCCGGTGAGAAGGTTTCTTTTCGTCGTCCTGAACCTCCTGATCGAGATGACGGGGCGGAGATAAGCGTCCGTTTGAAGGTCGGTTATAAAACCGTTCTTCTTGTGGTCGTAGTCTTCGACCTCGTTCATCTCTCAATCAGGGAACTCATTAATACGTCCTGGTTCGAGCATCTTTTGCTCGGGCTGGGAACGTGAGTTCAGCAGGTTAATGTATCCTTAGGGATGCATCGCTCCATGGTGCCACGTGGCAGTTATTCATAACTAGTCGGGACTTCCCGAGTTACTACTCGGGTCTCCCCGAGAGAAAGGAGCACGAAAGTGCCGCTTAATCCCGGGGACATGCGTCCCCAACTCAACGAGAAGTTTAGGAAGGTTATCCGGGTGGCGAATGCCGCCTGGGCCTCTACCCAGCTCTCGTCGAGTCAGCGTTACTCCCTTCACGGCTGGAACGAAGTCGAAGGCATGTACTATGTCTACGATGACGTTTCCAAGTCGTTTGTGGGACTGACGGACCTGTATGAGCGGCTGGACCCTCGTCGCCGTAAGGCGGTTTGGATCTAGACCGTAGCTGCCGTCGGGAGTAATCCCGAAGTGGCTTTATTGTCGTAGGCTATGGATCCTGCACCTTCGATAGAGGAGGTGACCTCTTGTTCGCAAGGGGACAGGTGAAAAGCCTGATGACACTCTGGTCCCTGTTGGCACAGGAATGTGCCGACAGATGTTGCACGAGCGCCGCGGCGGACATTAAAACCGTCCGCCGGCGTGTCGAACATGAGGGGTTGTCGTTTCTTACGATAACCCTGCCTGATTACGGAAAAGCCATCGAAAAATGGCTCGACCAAGGTCAGGCCGGTATCCACACTCCTTTCCGTAAGGATCGGAGTGGAGGTCTCCCCCTATTTTTGGGAGGTTTCCTCAACCGTGTGTTCGACCGGAGCAGTGGCTCGTTACTCGATGAGCCTTGCATTGATGCTATTCGATCCGTTCGTCAGTTAACTCTGATGTTCGGAAAGATGCAGCTTGAGTGCTCACCAGCACGTCAGGCTGCAGCATTGCGAGGTTATATCGAGTGTGAGCAGGATGTCCGTTGCTCAGATGCGGGACTCCTCGAGAGTGATTTCGAGGAATTTCGCGCTATGTCTGAGTTGCTTTTCGGCCGGTTGTTTAGTCAAATGGATAGAGATGTCCTTTTTGACCAACTGATCCCGAAGCATGGACCAGGGTCGACCGCTGACCGCTTGCTAGGAAATAGCAAGTGGAATCAGCGGACCTGGACCAAACGGTTAGATCGGGTTTTTCCCGTTCAAAGCTACCTCATTCCTAATTGGCGTTTTACGCACGTTTTGGATGAGGTGGATATCCTCGAACCTGGAGCAGAGCAACCTGTGAAGGTTGTTCTGGTTCCTAAGACGCTCAAAACACCCCGGGTTATTGCTATGGAACCAACTGCTGTGCAGTATGCGCAGCAGGCGGTCTATGGCAATTTCACCTTGAATTTCAACAGGGATAGACTCCTGAAGAAATTGATCGGATTCGATGACCAAACTCCTAACCAGAGAATGGCCGAACGAGGTTCGATTGACAACCGAACCGCAACACTCGATTTGAGTGATGCTTCTGATCGTGTTTCGAATGAGCTGGTCAGAACCATGGTGGCTCGGTGGCCCTTTTTAGCGTGGGCTATCGATGCTACTAGGTCCCGTAAGGCTCTCATAGGAGGCAAGTCTATCAGGCTTGCCAAGTATGCGTCAATGGGTTCAGCACTTTGCTTCCCCGTGGAAGCGATGGTCTTCACGACATTGATTTTCATCGGGATTCAAAGATCGCTTAACGAGACACTTACCCGGAAGGACGTAAAACGTCTTTCCGGCTCGGTGCGCGTTTACGGTGATGATCTTATCGTCCCCGTGGACCATGTGCATACCGTCGTTCAGACCCTCGAGGCTTTCGGCTCTCGGGTAGGTCTGAGCAAGTCTTTCTGGACTGGAAAGTTCAGAGAATCTTGCGGAAAGGAATATTACGACGGGCACGACGTCACTTTGACGCGTGTTCGCCGGATGTTCCCAACACGACGGCAGGATGCTGCCGAGGTACAGTCTCTCGTAACCCTTCGGAACCAACTCTATATGAGTGGTTACTGGAGGACCGTGAGATGGTTGGACGACGAAATTGTTGGGTTGATTAAGTTCTTCCCAACTGTTTCTGCCGACTCCTCGGTATTGGGCAGGGTTTCCTTCGTAGGCGAGACTTTCGGGTATCGCTTTACGAGGTGGGACCCATGCCGGCAAGTCCCCTTAGTCAGGGGATTTGTAGTGTCGGCCAAACCACCCATTGATAATTTGGGTGGATCTGGTGCCCTACTCAAGTGTTTGCTCAAGATGGGCACTCAGGCTGAGGTGACTGAAAATACCAATCAGTTCCCTTGGCTTGAACCCGGAGCATCAGTAAGTGGCCCCTTTGGGGTCACTCATGATGCCACTTTGTGGGTTAGCCTCCCGCAGAGTGAGGGCGAGCACTTGGAGCGTTCTGGACGCCCCGAGCGCGTCGACATCAAGCTCGGGTGGAACTGTCCCTATTAGGGACACGTCGGCCTGACCAGGCCGGTGGGAGTAGCCAAGTTCCCCTCTACTAGTTAATAGCTAGAGGGGGGACTGCCTCCATTAGTGCTCCATGCCCTTTACGGGTGTGGCGTAAAAG